TATTGAACCAAAGGTAGAGTTGTTAGAAAAAGAACCTATACTTGAGGTTTACCCAAAACAGGAAGAACCTATTGTAGAAGAGATAATGAAACCTGTTCCAATACGTTGGAAGAAAATTGGTAAAGGTTCATTTATGTTTAATAATCGGTATATCAAACCAGGACAAGTATTTACAGCAACAGTTGAAGAAATCCCTGCTGCATTTCGTGATGTAATTGTCCCTGTTGATAAATTACCGGAAGACCCTTTTATGAAACCTAAAAAAGTTTCTAACTATACTTTAATGCAAACAGAAGATGGTAAATGGAATATTGTTGATAAACAAGGTAAAATATTCAACGATGCCCCAATGGAACGTGATGAAGCAGAAAAAGTTTTAAACGTTTTGTGATGAATTGGACGGTTCCAAGAATATGGGAGGGTGGTGATGTTTGGATTATAGGGGGTGGTCCATCAATAACTAAGGAATTTAGTATTCCTAATGAAGTGGTTAATCAGGTTGTTATTGGTAAACAACCACTCTCCCTTTATTCACCTTATATGGAATCTATTCATAAAAAACATATTATCGGAATCAATGTAGCATTTATGCTGGGACCGTGGGTAGATATGGTTTTCTTTGGTGATAATAATTTCTTTGTTAGGAATAAGGAAGCGTTATATAAATTTTCAGGACTTAAATTAAGTTGTGCCCCATCAACAGATAAATTTCCGTGGGTAAAGTATCTAAGTAGAAATCCTACGCATCCTGCTGGAATATCACCCACACCTCAAACCGTGAGTTGGAATAAGAATAGTGGAGGTTGTGCAATAAGTGTAGCAGCCCATACAGGAGTAAAACGTATATTTCTATTAGGCTTTGATATGTGCTTAGACACGGCGAATTCACAGCATTTCCATAGTGTATATAATACAAACGGGCAGCCTAAGAACGTACGAAATCTGCCGTTTCGTAGGCATTTGCAAGGCTTTCCTGCTATTGCAAACGATGCTAAAAAATTAGGCATACAAATCATAAATGTTAATCCGAATAGTGCAATTAATGAATTTCCTAAAATGACGTTGAAGGAGGCTTTAAAAGTATGAAAATTAAACAAGGATATAAATCAAGTTCAATGGGTGCTTTCCAATTTTTGGAAATGCACAAATTAAAACCATTATATGATAGATATGAACCTTTAGTCGTATTTGGTTGTTACAATTCCGATGATTTGAAAGTCATATTAGAACATCATTCTATTGTAGTCATACAATGGGAAGGATTAGATTCTAAAAAATGGAGAGATTTAAATGTTTTCAAAAATAGTAAGATTATTAATGTAACACCGCACCCAAATATCAAAGCCTATTTTGAACAACAAGGTTTGGGATGTTTTTTAATTCATTGGGCTATTAATGATACAATCAATCCACAGGTTCTTGGGGATAAAGTTTACAGTTATGTGAATAAGAACAGCCCTGTATATTATGGTAGCAGAGTTTTAGAACAGGTAAAAACGAAACATCCTTTTTTAGTTGCGGATTATACTATACCGGCAGATGAATGGCACAATGGACCAAAAGATGTGGCCTATTCTCAAACATTTGTAGGATTACAATTATGTTCTTATGCTGGTGGAGGATTTGGAATTGTGGAATTGGGTTTACGTGGTATTTCAGTAGTAAATAATATTCTTAAACTTCCAAATTGTATTCCTTGGAGTACTATTGAGGACATAGAAAATGCTATTGAAAGAGAATCAAAATACATTGGAAAAACAAACAAAGAATTGGCAGAAGCAGTTTATGATTCTGTACTTTGTTCTGAGAAATTAAGTTGTTATGATTTAGGACAATTATTGGTAAGATGAATAAACAAGAACTCATGGCAAGACCACCTCAACCAAAGTCTAAAAAACCTATCGAATTTATGTCAGATGAGGAAAAGGTTATGATTTCGGCAAGGGAAGGTCTTTTAAAGGAAGGTTTACTTTCTTTGATTGCCGATTTACCTGAAGGAATTACAATGATTGAAGTTGGTTGTTTTCGTGGCGATAGTGCTAAATTATTTTTAGAATCAGGTAAGGTAAAGAAATTGTATGCTGTTGATACGTGGTGCCCGGGTACTTGGATTAGATTTGCAGAACCTATATTTGATGAACAGGTAAAAGAATATGATGTAGTCAAATTGAAAATGACTATGGAAGAAGCTGTAGGACAGTTACCGGAAGTTGATTTTATTTACATTGATGCTGATCATACATACGATTGGGTGAAAAAAGATATTTTAAGTTCTTTAAAGGTGCTCAAAAAAGGTGGTATTTTAGCAGGGCATGATTACGCAAAAGCCTATGAAAATATGGTGGTAAAAGCCGTAGATGAAGTTATTGGTGTACCTGACAAAAATTATGTTGACACAAGTTGGTTAAAATTTATGTGATGAAAATATTAGTTGCATCAAATTGTTATAATGAAAGACAGTATATTCCATACATGGTGGAATATTATCGTAGTCAGGGTTGTGAACTTTTGATTAATGATAATTTTTCAACTGACGGAACTTATGAGTGGTTAATGGAGAATAAAATACCCACCATAAGAACTGATACCAACGAATCATTTTTGTTACAGAAATTAAACTTTGAATTAACCAAAGCTGTTCAAAAAATTAAACCTGATTGGGTATTGTATTGTGGGATTGATATTTACTATTTTTTCCCTAAAGGTATTATTGATGAAATCAAAATAGCAGAAGGTAAAAATTGTAATATGATTGAAGTAAATCATTGTACGGCATATAATACCGGAGAAGAGTTTAAGTTACCTTTCCATAAGAATTACTTTTATGTAACCATAGGACGTCGTTTACAAATGGTTGCTAAATATGATGACAGCCTTTCCTTTGGACCGGATGCTTTACGTTTACATACAAAAAGAGTTCATTTTAGTGATGGTTTACTTATTAATTATGGAATGTGTAAACCTGCACAAGAAAGGGAAGAAACATTTAATCGTAGAAAGAAAGCGTGGGAATTAGGTGAGAACAAAGGACACGGAATCCATTACAAACCAGCACAAGATAAAAACTGGATTTGGGAAAAAGAAAAATTAGTTGACGTAAGGAATACGAAACTTTTTAATATGTTCAAATGATTGTACTTATTACACCAACAGGAGGTCGTCCACATCAATTCAAACTATGTATGGAATGGATGAAACGACAAACTTATACAGGACGTGTATTATGGATTGTTATTGATGATTGTTTACCTAAAACTACGAATTCTTTAAAACAAAATTTTAGGGAAAATTGGACGATTGTTAAAAAATATCCACGACCTGCTTGGCAAATTGGTGACAATACACAAGGAAGAAATCTACGTTCAGCGGTAACTGTACTCAAAGCCTTACCAAAAGGTTGGATTGAAGGAATATTTATTATTGAGGATGATGATTATTATAAACCTACTTATTTAGAGGAAATGTTAAAACAGTTGAAAGGGTATGATGTTGTTGGTCAATCCAATTCAATTTATTACAACATTGAAAATAGGGTTTATAAGATTCATAGGAATGGGGATAGTGTAATGTGTCATGCGAGTTTATTTGAAACCTGTTTTTCAATTAATGCTTTACCTTTGTTTGATGATTGTTTACACCATAAATGGATAGATGTTGAGTTTTGGAAGATGGCTCGGGAACAAGGTAAATCCGTAAATTTATTTATCAATTTGCAATTAGCTATCGGTATAAAAGGAATGCCTGGACGGAGTGGTATAGGAACAGGGCATAAACTTGGTAACGGTTTTACAGGTATTAAAGATGCAGATTTATCTAAGTTGAAAGAATTTATGGGGGAAGATTATAAATATTATATACAATGAGAAATAACCCAATTTTAATAACAGGAGTTGAACGTTCGGGTAGTACGTTGATTGCAAGAATACTTGATCTTTGTGGTGTATGGTCGGGCTATTGCAATAATATGTTTGAAAACCAAACTATCGTAGGGTTTAATAACGAGTTGTTAGATTTAAGCCCTATCGGGCTACCAGACGTTGATACGTTGCAAATTCCGGTTAATTGGGGTAAAAGTATTAACAGGGTTTTGGTAGCCCAAAAAGGCTTAGGAAAGCCTTGGATGGTTAAACATAGTGGTTTGACCCGTTTATGGCCTGTTTGGAACTATGCTTATCCTGACGCAAAGTGGTTGATTGTTCGTCGTCGTACCGGAGATGTTATTCAGTCTTGTATTAAAACCGGATATATGCGTATTTTTAAAGACCCCGTTATTCGTAGTGAGTTTCTTTTTGAAAACGAAGGACAAGCGTGGTTATGGTGGGTACACGAATACGAAAAGAGGTTTGTACAAATGATTGAAGCAGGTTTGAATTGCCGTATTATATGGCCTGAAAGAATGGTTACAGGAGATTACAAACAAATTTATGAAACCGTAGAATGGCTCGGATTAAAATGGAACAATGATATTCCAAGAGTAATAGATCCTTTATTAAACAAAAGTAGGGAGGTAATGGTATGAGAACAACCGTAGATAATGTAATAAATATCCTGGATGATACAGATTTAGATGAAGATGTTATCGAAGGGTTTATTAATAGTGCAAATGTTTTCGTAACAGCCTTGCTTGGTACGAAAGGATTAAGCACAGAATTATTAACCCAGATAGAAATGTGGATGTCTGCCCATATGATTGTCTCAACACGTGAAAGACAATCCAAAAAGGAACAGGCAGGTACTGCAATGATTGAATGGGCTGGTAAATGGGGAGAAGGATTGTTAGGAACGACCTATGGACAGATGGCTGTAACATTAGATAGTTCTGGTACATTGAATTCAATAGCAAAAGGTAAATCTTTTGCTTGGACAAAAGCAATACCTAATTTTGATTAAAAATGGCACTAACGACTCCGTCTGGTAAAGGAATTGAAAAGGTAGCAAAACGGTTCTGTGTCGAAACAGCCGTTTATTGGGGGAATCCACAAAATGATGGGTACGGTGGGTTTACCTTTGACACACCTGTAGAAATTAAATGTCGTTGGGAAGAAAAGAGCGAAGTGGATATAGGTTGGTTTAGTACTGGGTTTCCTGGAAACTTGTTATTATCCAAAGCAAGTGTTCTTGTCTTGTGTGACTTAGATTTACAAGGATATTTGTATCGTGGTACTCTTGCAAGTTTAAGTGGGTATGATACAAGTAAACCAAAAGAGATTCCAACCGCATACATTATACATAGGTTTGATAGAATTCCTATGGCACGTAAAACTGATGAATTTGTAAGAACTGCTTGGTTATATGATCAAGGTAAATAATCTGTAAAAATGGCTGTAAATTATTTTCCTGGAACAAATATAGCACGAATGAATAATCGTTCAGGTGTTTATATGCGTCTTGCTGGAATGCGTCAAGTTAGGGATAACCTTAATCGTGAGATTACCAATATGCGGAAACGCACGGTTGCAGGATTGAAAATGGCTGCCGCTAAACTCCAATATAATATGGAAACTTATGAACCTTTGGTTCCTGTTGATACTGGTGTTTTACGTAATTCTTGGAGAGTAGTTGATCATAATAACAGTTCAGAGAATCCACAGATTAAAATTGGTTATACGGCAAATTATGCAGCTTATGTTCATGAAATGACACAACCTCCGTATGGCGTTGTAAAATGGACAAGACAAGGTTCTCGTGCTAAATGGTTTGAAATACATTTGAATACAGATAAAAAAGAAATGTTAGATATTATCGCAGATGAAGCAAGTGTAAAATAATAAAATTATGAATGCACCTTCAGTAGATATTAAACAGATGATTGAGTATTTTGCTCAAGAAGATTCATCTTGTGTGTTGGAACTGTATCCTATTTTTATCGGGAAAGAACCTGCGGAACCACAAAATGTTATTTCAATATTTGAAACAGGCATAATGGGTCCTCAATTAACTCTTGATAGAAGTGAAATCTATGAATACCCAACAATCCAGATACGTGTACGTTCTAATGAGTATTTGGAAGGTTGGGATGTGATTACCAATATAAAGAACATTCTTCACGGCCGGGCAAATGAGACGTGGAATGGTGCTCTATATACCTTAATTCGTTGTTCAAGTGGTCCGGCTCTTTTGGACTATGACAAGAATCAAAGGGTGCGATTTATTATTAACTTTTATTTACAAAGGAGGTAAATTACTATGGGATGTGTAGCAGGTAGCAGTAATGCTATTTCAGGAGTAGGAACTGTATTTCAACGCTGGTCTGGTTCCGTTTGGGAAAAGATAGCGGAGATTAACAGTATTTCGGGTCCTTCTATGACCAGGGATTTCATTGATGTGACTTCTTTAGATTCTGTTGGTGGATTCCGTGAGTTTATTACAGGTTTTCGAGATGGTGGAACCGTTTCGTTGACTATGAACTTTACCCGTACATCTTACGATAAGATGTTGTCGGATTTTGAGGATGACGCCCCTCATTACTATGAAATTGTTCTTCCCGATGATGTGAACACATCATTTGAATTCTGTGGGTATGTGACTGAATTACCGTTGGAAATTCCTACGGATGACAAAATCACTGCTAATGTAACTATCAAAGTTTCCGGTAAAGTTACAGTTAATTCCGGTAGCGGTTCATCTACTTAATCTTTATATCACTAATCAAGTGTTATTTTTAGTTTATAAATTCTTAAAAATTAATCAAATGAAGAAATCAGTATTTTTAACAAAAGAAATGCTTTTACAGCGGGATGATTTAAAAATTGAAAAAGTTGAATTGTCCAAAGGTTTTGTGTATGTACGTGAAATGACCGGACACGAAAAAGATATTTGGGAACAGTCCATGTTAAAACAAAAACCAAGTGGTGACCGGAATCGTACAATGACGTATGAAACCACACTTGAAGATTTCCGTGCAAAGTTAGCAGTTGTTACCGTTTGTGATGAAAAGGGAGATCTTGTGTTTGAACCAGGGGATGTAAAAAATCTCAGTAAAATGATGAGTGCTTCTAATTTGGAAAAGATTGTGGAAACTGCACAAAGGTTAAATGCAATTACTACCGCAGATAAGGAGGAAATCCTAAAAAACTCAGAAACAGACCTGAAAGACAGTTCCAATTCAGACTCTGTAGAGAATTAGGAATTATCCATCCTGACCGATTGTTGGAACAATTAACCGCAAAACAATTAGCAGAGTGGGAAGCATATAATAATATCGACCCAGTAGGTGAATGGAGAAATGATTTTAAGTTTTCTTATATGGCTTCGTTAATCACGAATTTGATGATACAAGCCTATGGAAAGAAAGGATCTAAAATGACTAAGATAGATGATTTTCTACTTCAATGGGATACAGGAGCAGAAACTGAATCCAAACAACAAAGTGTTGAAGAAATGAAAAATATTCTTCTTGGTTTAGCAGCATCACAGAATAAAAAAACAGAACAATCTTCACAAGTTAAAAGAAGAAAGATATGAGTAGTTTAGGTTCATTAATGGTTATCATTGGTGCTAATACCGCTGGGTTGACGGCAGCACAACATGACTTGCGAAGGTTACAAACTGCGATGACTCACACTCAATCTGCTTTTAAGACTTTAGAGCAAGGTATGGTTACGTTTGGTCGCACATTGACACAATACGTAACCTTACCTGTGACTCTATTAGGAATTGCTGCGGTAAAGACATTTGCTGATTTTGAATATGAACTTGCTAAGATTGAAGGTTTAGTAGGTATTTCAGGTGCTACGGTACAAGAGTGGGGAAATCAAATTTTGGAAATGGCTTCCAGTTTTGGTAAGGCTCCACAAGAATTAGCAGAAGCATTATATTTTGTAACTTCCTCTGGTTTCAAATCAGCAGAAGCAATGGAAGTTATGAAAACTTCTGCAATGACAGCCTCAGCTGGATTAGGTGAAACAAAAGATATTGCTAATATTGTAACATCTGCTATAAATGCCTATGGGAAAGCCAATATCACAGCGGCTCAAGCTGCGGACGTATTAACTGTTGCTGTAAGGGAAGGCAAAGGAGAACCGGCTGAGCTCGTAAAAGCATTTGCAACCGTTATTCCTGTTGCTGCTAAATTAGGAGTACATTTTGATCAAGTTGGAGGTGCTATTGCGGCAATGACAAGATATGGTATTCCTGCGGCAAATGCTTCCACGTATTTACGTCAAACATTATTTACTCTTCTTAAACCAACAAATCAAGTAAAGAAAGGATTAGCACAATTTGGATTAACAGCACAAGATGTCAGAAATTCTTTGCGAA